ATGCTCAAGCCGCCCCTCAAGTACGTGATCCTCGTCGCCGCCACCCTCTGGGGGGTCAGCGCCGTCACCGCGCTGACCGATATCGGGTCCATGCGGCTGCATATCACGATCCTGATGGGCGCCCTCGTCGTCAGCTTCTGGGCGATCGCCGCCTCGTTCGCTGGCGCGATGAAGGGTCAGGTCCTCAACTTCGACCGCGGCTACACCATTGGAGCCAGGGGCATCGTCGCCGGCCTCGTCGACGCCGCGAATCAGCGTGAAGCCGAACTCCTCGACCAGAAGGCCAGGAACTACAACTAACCGTCTCGGCGCCGCATCGCCTCGGCGACTTCTTGTCGGAGGCTGCGGTACCCCTCCAGGAACTGCTGTCTCAGGTCCTCCGGGAGATCGGGGTCTTCCACGATCTCCCGGACGACCGCATCATGTGCGCCGGCCTCGAAGACGATCTTGCCGCCGCGCTCCTTGGCGAACTCCTCGAGGGCCCTGGTCAGGGCATCGGCTGTGCCGCCGTGCTCGAAGTGCTTGGCCTGGACGATGACGCGTTCTCCGCCGGGCAGTTGAATCACTGCGTCGAGGCCGATGTCCCCGCCGGTCAGCGGCGCGGTCGTTGGCGCGTCTACGAACGATTGGTAGAGCGCATCTTGGTTGTCGCTGCCGAGGATGTCGTCGATCGCGCCTGGCGGCCATAAGAGTGCGCGTTCTATGCCGCTCTTGGTGAGTGGCCGCATTGGGCGGGTCTCGAACCGCACGGTTCGTAGACCCTCTTTGGTGAGTCCGGCTCGTTTGGCGACGGCGTTCCACTGGAGGCCCAGGCGGGTGCGGCGCTGGTCCATGAGGTGGGCGAGTCGCTGCCGGGCGGTCATGTCGGTTTCTGTCTGCCCTCGCACGACCTATTCCTACACGACAGATGGGGACAGGTCTAGGCAGACGACGAATGATAGCGGCAGATCACACACGCTTTGCCCGACACGCTGACTCCAATTTCGCAGGCAGTCAACGGCAAACCGAGGCAGACACGGACAGGCAACTGTCTCCAATCGGACAGATAGGGTTGCTGTCTGTCTCCATCTGTCCTAGCGTTGCGTCATGGCACAACTCACCAAGGTGGACGGACGCAAGATCCGCAGCGTTCGCGAGGCGCGAGAGATGAGCGCCGACGAACTCGCCGACGCCGTGTCCTGCCACCCCGACCACCTCCGCAACATCGAACTCGGCCACAAGCAGCCGTCCATGAAGCTGTTCGGCGCGATCTACCGGGCGCTCGACGTTGAGCGCGCGGAGCTCCTGGCCGACGAGCAGCCCGCCACGGTGGTGGCCGGCCGATGAGCAGCGTCCCCGCCGAGATTTCCGCGCAGCGGAGGATCGCCGTCGATATCTCCTGGGCTCGCACGCCGAACCGCAGCGAGCGGACGGAGGCGGCCCGGCGGGCGTCCCCGATGCGGATCGAGTACTGGGAGAAGAAGATCCGTGAGACCGGGATCGTCCGTGAGGAGGACATCCCGAAGGCCGCGGCGTCCGCGTACCGGGCGCACATGCGGGCCATGTCGCTCAAGGCCGCCAAGGCGCGGCAGGCGCGGAAGGAAGCCCGCCTCGCGCGGGCGCGCAACTCCCCCTCATAGCCGAAGGGCTCCCACGCCATGCGACGACGTGGAAGCCCTGTGTCCCCGCACCCATCCAGAGAAATGGAGCGAGGCAATGTCCAACCCTATCCCCCAGATCACGTTCGGCGAGCTGACCGTCGGCCAGGTGGTGTCGATCCCGCCGGCGATCCCGACCCGGCTCGTGAAGCCGCAGATCGTCGAGGTCGTGACCGCGCCGACCCCGTGCACGAACGGGGCCTGCCGCGCGCTCGTCGCCCTGGTCCGTGACGTGGAGTCCGGCCAGGAGTTCCCCGTCCACCGCCGCGCCGAGCTGCCGGTCGAGCTTGTGAAGAGGTCCGTATGAGCGAGCGCAAGGAACCGAGCATCAAGTCCGCCCTCTGGGCAGGCGTGCTCGCCATCGTCGACAAGCTGCCCAAGGAGACGGGCAACACCGCGCGCAGCATCGGCAAGTTCACCCAGGACGGCGCGAGCAGCAGCGTGCACGCGACCTACGAGATTGAGCAGCCCGACGGCTCGTCAAAGGTCTACACCCTGACCCTGACCGTCGAGGAGTCCCGCGACGACCACGACGGCCGCTGGGGCCCTGGCGGACGCCGCGACCAGGACGACCTCACCAAGCGGGTCGTCGTCGACAACGTCCACTACCTCATCGGCGATGGCAAGGGCAGCTTCCAGGGGTTCGGAGGCCGCCGCGTCGACATCGAGTTCTTCGACGGCCGGAAGGTCACCACGACCGACTTGTGGCATCAGGGCACCGTCCCGCCCAAGTGGCGGCACCGGTTCCCGAACAACGCCCGTTTCGTGCAGCGCGAGATCGACTTCACCGCCCTCTCCCCCACCTCTTCGGAGTCCTGATGTTCACCACCGAGCACACCGAATACCTGCGCGAACAGGTCAAGCGCGCGGAGGAGGTGGCGGCCGGATGGCGGGCGCTGCTCACCTACGCCCAGTCCAACGCGGCCGGCCCCCTCTTCACCGGCAACCCCTACCCGCCGTCCGCCCCCACGGCCGGAGACACGCGCGTCTACCCGACCGGCCAGGAGGACGGCCGCGCCGCGTGGACGTCGCGGCAGGAGGCGCACTTCCAGGGGTTCCAGGCCGCGCACAACACGCTGTGCCAGGACAACACCGGCCCCGACAAGGCGGACGTGTGCGTCCGCGAGGTCGGGCACGAGGGTAAGCACAACGACGGCAACGGCCGCTCCTGGAACGGCACCGTGACCGGGGGCCAGGCGTGAGCGACAACCCAGCCATCCACGGGATGGTGTCCCTCGCCGAGATGTACGAGGACGGCTCCAGCCTGCTGCAGACGTGGCGGATCCCCCCGTCCCTCGTCGCCGAGTTGCGCCAGGTGCTGCGCAACCAGATCGGCACCCCGGACGGCGAGACGTTCGGCACCGCCGAGGCCGTCCGCGCGTCGGCCGCGCACGCCGCCCAGGTGCCCGGCGCCGTCCACACCTTCGCGATGGAGGACGACTCCTGATGATCCTCGCCTTCGTGGCGACCGCGGCCACCGTCGGCGCTTCGGCGCTGGCGGTGGCCGCCCACCGCCGCCACCTTCCCGCCCACCGCACCGCCGCCACTGCCGCGGCCGGCGTGGGCGCCTACACCACCACCCTGGCCGCCCTCGCGGAGACGTCCGAGACCGTACGGATCCTGGCCGGGCTGGTCCCTGACTCCGCCTGGCGTGCGCTCGCGGGCGCCGTTGTGCTCGTCGGCGTGTGCGTCGCCTTCCCGTTGGCGCGGTGGCTCGCCGCCTCGGCCCCGGACCGGCCGGTCGACGACGTCGACGAGGACGGGGATGGACTGTTGGTCGAGGTCCCGAGGTGGGCGCGATGACGGGCCCGGAGCACTACCGCGAGGCCGAGCGGCTCCTCGTGGGCTGCAAGACCCAGGACGGCGCTCTACTGATCGAGGAGGGGACCGCCGAGGTCCTCGCCGCGGCGCAGGTGCACGCGACGCTCGCCCTCGCCGCCGCCACCGCGCTCCTCAGCCCGGTCGCCGCGGGCGGCTACGACGACGACCGCGACCTGCGCGCCTGGCGCGCGGCCGCCGGAAAGGACCACCGTTGATCCGCCCGCGTGTAGTCGGCCTCGACCTCTCCCTCACCGCCACCGGCGTTGCCTTCTCCGATGGCTCCGTCGGCACGATCAAGACCCGGCTCTCCGAGCGGGACAGGCGACTCACCGACATCCGCGGTGCGATCGCCGTCGCGGTCGGCGGACCCGAACTCATGGAGTCGCCGACCGCAGTCCCGGCCGCGCTCGTCGTCATCGAGGACCTCCCGACGCACGCGAAGTCCGCCGGGATCACCGGCATGGTTCACGGCGTCGTCCGGGAGCTGCTCGCCTCCGCGCGCGTGCCGTATGCCCTCGTGCCCCCGGCCACGCTGAAGAAGTACGCCACAGGGGCCGGGAACGCGGACAAGACCGCGATGGCCGTCGCGGCGTTCAAACGGGACGGCCGGGAGTTCGCCGACGACAACCAGTGCGACGCCTGGTGGCTCCGCGCCATGGGCCTCGACCAGCTCGGCCACCCGGTGATCGAACTGCCGAAGGCGCAGCGCGACGCGCTCGCCAAGGTGGCGTGGCCCGAGGCGGCGGGATGAGCCTGCCCCCGCCCGACCACGTTCTCGTCCTCCTCAAGGCCGGCCGCCCGATCCCCGCCGTCGAGCGGGCGACCGGATGGCCCGCCGCCGCGATCCGCCGTCTCGTCGCCCGTCAGCGTGGATGGCTGATCGGGCCGAACGGCCACGTCTACGACCCGACCGAGATCCGCGGCGGCAAGGCGCCGTCGATGGGCGCGGACGCCGCGCGGGAGCTGCACGCGCGGCTCCAGGAGCGCCGCAAGCTGCTCGGCCTGACCTGGCCGCGGGTCGCCCTCCAGATGCACCTACCGCTGTCCCGTCTCGACGGGCTCCGGGAGGGCTCCGGGAGCGTGCCGACCCAGCGGCGCGCCGAGGAGTGGCTCACCAAGACCTCCCGTTTCCTCCTCGAAGAGAAAGAGATCCCAGCGTGACCGCTGCAACCACCGAGACCGAGCCCGGCCGGGTTCGTCCGTTCGCCGACATCCTGCGCGACCTGAAGCGCGGCGAGGTCATCGACGAGGCCGCGATCCTGCTTCAGGACCTGGTCCGCGCCGTCGTCGTGAACGGCAAGAAGGGCACCTTCACCTTGAAGGTCGAGGTGTCGCCGATGAAGGGCGACAGCACGGCGCTCGTCGTCGCCGCCCAGGCGTCCATCTCCCCGCCGAAGGGCCAGCCCGCGGAGGCCGTGTTCTTCGCCGACCGCGACAACAACCTCGTCCGCGACGACCCCAACCAGATCGCGTTGCCCGGCCTGCGCCGGGTCGACATCGACTCCCCCTCCCCGAAGGAGATCGCCAAGTGACCCTCCCCACTGAGCGCCGTACGGAGAACGACGCCCTCATCGACGCCCTCACCGACGCCCAGCTCTCCGAGCGCCTGGAGCCCGGCGGCTTCTACGCCTTCAAGCACAACGGGCACGTGACGCAGATCGACCTGCTCGACCGGAATCTGGAGGCGCCGCGGCGGAAGACCGGCACGGTCCGCGTCGAGGACATCGCGTCGTTCGTGGCCTACTACCGCAAGCACGCCGATCAGTTCTCCGAGACGTTCGTAAACGTCGAGGCCGGGACGGTCACCGCGGTGCTGAATGCGCACATGTCGACGGTGGAGATCGACGGCGACATCCTCGACTGCGGGGCCCGGTGGGGTGACCACCGCCTCGTGCTCACCCTCGCGAAGACCGACGCGTGGAAGCGCTGGACCGCCAACGATCGGAAGCTGATCCGGCAGGCCGAGTTCGCCGACTTCATCGACGACAACCGCGCCGACATCCGCACGCCCTCGGCCGCCGACATGCTGGAGCTGGTCCAGCAGTTCCAGGCCATCCAGAAGGTCACCTTCCAGTCGTCGGCCATCCTCGCGAACGGCGACCGGCGCCTGTCGTACGTCGAGGAGACGGAGGCCGGTGCCGGGGCCAAGGGCCAGCTCACCGTCCCGTCCGTGCTGGAGCTGGGTATCGCGCCGTTCGAGGACAGCGAGCCGTACGTCGTGACCGCGCGGTTCCGCTACCGGATTCAGGGCGGCGGCCTGCTCATGGGGTACCTGCTCGATAACGCCGACGACGTCGCGAAGGACGCCGTGAAGACCGTCGTCGCGCGGATTCAGGAGGAGCTCGGGATCACGGTGATGCGGGGCACGCCCGCGTCATGACGAGCACGAGCACCGAGGCCCTCGCCGGCACGTCCGGCGGGGGCCTCCCCACACCCGCCCCCGCTCTCCCGCGCCGTTCGGCGCAGATCACCGTCACGACACGCGACGGCGACCGGGTCACCGTGTCCACCTGGTCGACGTGCGCCGGGGTCGGGGATTTCGTTTCGATGCTGCTCGGGGAGCCGGGCAGCCGTGTGGAGGTCGACCATGCCTGAGATCACTCCGAACCCCTACAGCCCGTACGCCGACGCCGATCCCAAATGCCGACACCTCATCCCCTGTCTGTTCGGGCTCTCCCCGGAACCCGGCGTGCTCGCCCTCGCCGCGTGCGAGCGCATGGCCGTCGTCCCTGACGGGTCCCTGACCGACGTCACCGAGCTGCTCATGGCGGGCCGCACTGAAAACCTGCCTCCCGGCCTGTGCCCGGCTTGCATCACCGTCGCCACCTGCAAGGGCACCCCGGACCGTCAACCCCCGGCCACGTGCAGGGAGTGCGACGGCGGCAGCTCACACGGCGACCTGTGCGCTTTGTGTCGTCAGGACCTTCACGAGCAGTGGTGGCCGACGAGAAGCCTCGCCACGCTGCAAGCGGCGAACGTGGCCGCCGACCGGGCGCCGCGTTGAGACCTCGCCCGGCCGTCGGCACACAGCGCGTCGCGAAGCTCGCGGGAGTCACCTTCCGCCAGCTCAATCACTGGTGCGTCCGCGGCTTCCTGCTTCCCAAGCACGACGGCGGCACTGGACACGATCGGGAGTGGCCGGCCGCCGAGGTGGCCGTCGCCCGGCTGATGGCGCGTCTGGTGGCGGCGGGGTTCCGGCCGGAGCACGCGGCGTCGATTGCCCGTACGGCGGTCGTGTTCGACGTGACTGAGGTCGAGGTCGGGGAGGGGCTCACGCTCACGGTCAAGTGAACTAAGGACAGATGGAGACAGATAGCTGTTGCTATCTGTCTCCATCTGTCTTAAAGTTCTTCTCAGACCGAGGCGGGCGCGTCAGTCTGGTCAGTCTGAGAAGCGGCAGTCAGTCACTAATGCGCCCCCTGTGATGAATGAAGAAAGAAGAGAGAACAGATGGGCACCCCTTCCCCCGTGACCATCGCCGCAGGCGGCCCGGTCACCCTGACCGACGCCCAGCGCGACGGCCGCGCCTGCGTCAACTGCGGCAGCGAAAACGGCGCGATGATCCCCGCCGGGCTCCTCGGCGGCGTCCAGATCTTCCGCCACCAGGTCTGCCCGGCCAAGCCGGTCGAGCTCGACCACGTCGGCGCGCAGCTCTACACCGCGTACAAGAACCTCGGCGAGCAGATCGCCGACCTGACCGAGAAGCAGAAGCGCGTCCGCGAGCAGCTTGAGGCCCGCATCGGCGACGCCCCCGGCGCCACCATCGGCGGCGAGGACGTCATCACCTGGAAGTGGTCCAAGCCCGGCGGCGGCCTCGACGCCAAGGCCCTGGCCAAGGACCACCCCGAGATCTACGCCAAGTACTACAAGCCGAAGAAGGCGTCCCGCCCCTTCAAGATCCTCGGCGAGTAGCCGTGACCGTCGCGTTCCAGCAGCCGACCGCCGGCCAGTTCGCGCCCCCGCTCGACGGCCTCGCCGGACAGATCGCCACCCAGGTGATCGACACCGTGAAGCGCGCCGCCTCGGGCGCCGCCCGCTCGCAGCAGGTCGCGCTCGGCCCGTCCGAGTACGGCATCCCCTGCACGAGGCGGTTGGCGTACAAGCTGCTCGACTGGCCGACGGTCAACGCCGACACCGACCCGTGGGCGTCCATCATCGGCACCGCCGTACACGCCTGGATGGACACCACCTACCGGGCCGAGAACCGGCGGCTCGGCCGCGAGCGGTACCTCATCGAGCGCACCCTCCAGATCACCCCGGCCCTGCGCGGCCACTCCGACCTGTTCGACCGCGACCACGGTGCCGTCATCGACTGGAAGGTCGTCGGCCTCGACCAGCTCAAGAAGTACCGCGCCAACGGGCCCGGCGACCAGTACCGCAAGCAGGCCCACCTCTACGGGCTCGGCCAGCAGCTCGCTGGCGAACGCGTCGAGCACGTCGCGATCGTGTTCCTCCCCCGCGGCGGCCAGATCAGCGGCCTGCACGTGTGGACCGAGCCGTACGACTATCGCGTCGCGATCGACGCCATCAAGCGCCTCGACACGATCCGAGACCTGGTCCTCCACGCGGACCCGGAGGCCAACCCGGGCGCGTGGGCCCTGTTCCCCACGGCAGACGCGCACTGCACGTACTGCCCCTTCTACCTCCCCGGCAGCACCGACCTGGCGGTCGGCTGCCCGGGCCACAAGTAACACCCCGAAAGAAAGAGAGAAAGACCATGTTCCAGCAGCCCACCGGCGGCGGCGACTCCTTCAAGGCCGCCGAGCACCTCGGCCGCCTCGTCGTCATCTACGCCAAGGACTACCGCGAGAACATCCCCACCACCTTCGGCGCGTCCAACGCGATCAGCGCCGACATCCACGTCGTCGACGCCCCCGGCGGCCCCCAGGTGTTCAACAACGCGCTGCTGTTCCCCCGCGCCCTCGTCGCGTCCCTGCGGGACGCCGTCGGCGGCCAGCCGGTGCTCGCCCGGATCGGCCAGGGCGTCGCGAAGCCCGGCCAGTCCGCGCCGTACATCCTCAACCCGTTCTCCGACCAGGACGCGGCGGTGGCGACGGCGTACGTGAACAGCCTGCCGAAGCCGTTCCAGGCGGCCGCTCCCGCGCCGCAGAGCGCCCCGGCCGCCCCGGCGCCGGTGCCCGCGCAGGCCGCGCCCGCTCCGGCAGCGGCGGCCGCCGCTCCGGTGATCGACCCGAACAACCTCCCCGCCGACGTCGCCGCGCTGCTCGCCCAGCTCCAGAGCCAGCAGGCCGCGACCGCCTGACCTCCTCCCGGCCCAGGGCTGCCGTTGTGCTCGCGGACGCGGCGGCCCTGGCCGGGAGGACCAGGTCCCGTCCTGGAGGGGAAGCCAGGCGGGGCCGACCACAGCCCGCCCCGAGCCCACCGGGTTCCGGGGCGGGCTTCCCGCATCACCAGGCACAACCAGGAGGGGCCACCATGGGCGCAGACCTGAAGATCCGGATCCCATCCGTACACGAGCCCGCGGCCGAGCCCCCGTTACCCTGCGCGGAAACCTGCCTCCTCTGCCACGGCCGCGCGCTGCCCTGCCCCGAGCGGCCCGGCTACTGCGCCCCCGTCTGCATGCGCACCATGCGCCGCCGCGGACCCGTCCACGTGTGCATCGCCACCACCACCGTGGCCGCCCGGCTGCTCGTCCGCCCCTCCGACTCCTCATCGGCGTACGTCACGCCGTGGGGCGACATCCAGAAGCCGCGCCCCTCCCTATGGCCGTGGCTCGTCGTCGACCACTGCCCCCGCTGCGGCGGCATGCACTGGCACACAATCACCCGCCCCGAACAGCGCTGGTACCGGACCGCCCCGTGCGGCCTGCCCTACGTCCTCACCCTCGCCCCCGCACTTCTCGGAGCCACCGCGTGACCATCCTGGCTGCTGCTCTCAACCTCCACGCCGCCGGACTCTCCGTCATCCCGGCCGCGATCGACGGCAGCAAATCCCCCCTCGGCTCCTGGAAGCGCTACATGCGCGAACGAATGAACGAGGACGACCTGCGCGGATGGTTCACGGCCGGGCACCCCGGGATCGGTGTCGTCACCGGCGCCATCTCCGGTCAGGTGGAGATGATCGAGCTGGAAGGCCGGGCGATCGCCGAGGGCATCCTCGGCCAGCTCGTCGAGCTGCTCGGCGCGGCCGGCCTCGGCGACGCCTGGACGCGGATGACCGGCGGTTACCTCGAACAGAGCCCGAGCGGCGGCCTGCACGTCTTCTACCGCCTGACCGACGGCCCCGCGCGCGGAAACGTGAAGCTGGCCGAGCGCCCAGCCCGCGATGGCGAACTCACCGACGAAGAACGCGCCGTCCTGGCCGAGCATCCCGACAAGGTGTTCCGCCGCGGCCTGATCGAAACCCGTGGCGAGGGCGGGTTCGTCGTCGTCGCCCCCTCCGACGGCACGACACACCCGAGTGGAAAGCCGTGGCTGCTCCTCGCAGGGGGCCCGTACAGCATCGCCCCCATCACGTGCGCCGAGCGGGACGCCATCCACCAGATCGCCCGGCTCTTCGACCAGACACGCCCACAACCGGCCGACGTGCAGGAGCCGCTCCCCTTCACCCAGCCCGGCCAGGCCGAGAACCGGCCCGAGGGCGGCGTCTCCCCCGGCGACGACTACGAGCAGCGCGTCGACTGGGCCGACCTGCTCGGATCCCACGGCTGGACCCTCATCCACACGCTCGGCCGCACCCGCTACTGGCGCCGCCCCGGCAAGAACCAGGGCATCTCCGCGACCACCGGCCGGGCCGACGACCGCGACCGCCTCTACGTGTTCACCACCAGCACCGAATTCGAGCCCGAGGTCCCGCACACGAAGCTCGGCGCGTACGCCGTACTCGAGCACGGCGGCGACCACAGCGCGGCGGCGAAGGCGCTGCACGCCGCCGGTTACGGCCGCCCCGCCCCCGAACCGGCCCGGCCTGCCCGCTTCACTCAGCCCACCGAAAACCCGCAGGTCGCCCAGCTTACGGAGCCGGGTAACTTGGCCCCGGCCGCGCAGGTCACCGAGCCGGACACCTACAGCCTCACCGACGACGGCAACGCCCTCCGCCTCGTCGACCAGCATCACGGCGCGCTCCGCTACTGCCCCCAGCGCGCCTCCTGGCTCACCTGGGACGGCCACCTCTGGCGCTGGGACCAGGCAGGCACCGCCCAAGAACTCGCCCGCGGCATCGCACGCGGCCTGCCCGAAGACGACCTCGACCAGCGCCGCCACCGCAAGACCTCGCTGTCCGCGCGCGGACTGAACGCGATGCTCGTCGTCGCCCGCACCGACCCCCGCATCGTCGTCCCCCTCGACCACCTGGACGCCCAGCCGTACGAACTCAACACCCCCTCCGGCGTCGTCAACCTGCGCACCGGCCAGATGCGGCAGCCCGACCCCAGCGCGCTGCACGCCCGCACCGCCACCACCGGCCCCGACTTCACCACACCGCCCGAACGCTGGCTGCGCTTCCTCGCCCAGACCTTCGGCGACGACGTGGCGATGACCACCTACGTGCAGCGGCTCCTCGGCGTCTCCCTCGTCGGCACCGTCCTGGAGCAGCTCCTCCCGTTCTGCTTCGGCGAAGGCGCCAACGGCAAGACCACCTTGCTCGGCGTCATGCAGCGGCTCCTCGGGATCGGCGCCGACGGCTACGCCCTCAGCGTGGGCTCCGACCTCCTCCTCGCCACCCAGCACAACGGCCACCCCACCGAACTCGCTCAGCTCTCCGGGGCCCGGCTCGTCGTCACCTCCGAACTGGAGGACGGGCAGCGGTTCGCCGAGGCCCGGGTCAAGATGCTGACCGGCCGCGACCCCATCTCCGCGCGGTTCATGCGCGCCGACTTCTTCACCTTCCGGCCGACGCACACGCTGTGGCTACTCGCCAACCACCAGCCGCAGGTGCGCGCCGGCGGCCCCGCCCTCTGGCGCCGGTTGAAGCTCCTCCCCTTCCTCCACGTCGTCCCGCCCGAGGACCGCGACCCCCACCTCGAAGACACATTGGTGGATAAGGAAGGGCCGTCCATTTTGGCGTGGGCCATTCAAGGCGCGGCCGACTATTTCGCCCACGGAATCGCCGAACCCGAATCCGTGAAGACCGCCACCGACGCCTACGCCAAGGATCAGGATTCGATCGCGCGTTTCGTCGAGGAAATGTGCGAAATCGGCAGCCCGGCCGCGCCGCACATGGTCGTCAGGGTGGCCGAGCTGCGCGCCGCGTACGAGGCGTGGTGCCGCGGCGAGGGCGAGCAGGCGGCGACCGCGAAGGGCTTCGGCATGGCTCTCCAGCGCCGGTTCGGGATCGTAACGGAGCGGTCCGCGTCGGCCCGGTTCTACCGCGGGATCCGGCTGACGGATGCGTCATCGGACTCGGCGGATGCGTCATCCGAGGGCGGGGATGCGTCACAGGGTGAGCGGTGGGGCGGGCCCGGATGGTGACACCCGACCAAGATCATGACGCATGTGGGGGCCTGGATGACGCATTCGTGACGCGTTCCCACACGGATGCGTCACAGCTTTCGGGATGCCGGGAGATCGCGTCACATTCGTCAGACCAGCAGGAACGCGAGGGCGACGCGTCATCGTTGATGATCTTCGCCAAGATCATGACGTGTGTGACACGTTTTTACGTCCTATCCGCTGCTACGCGCGCGCATACACGCACACGGGGACTCAACCGGAGAAAACGTGTCATGCGTCATACGCGTCATCGCTCCCCCGGACGGTGAAGTGATGCCCCGCCCCCGCTGGATCCCCGAACGGATCTCCACCACCGCCCGCTTCGAGCCCTGCCCAAAGTGCCACGCCCTCACCATCCGCGCCCTCGACAACCCCGTCGCCGGCATCGACACCCGCCTCGACCCGACCCCCCTCGACCTCGTCGCCGAACTCCAGGCACGAATTTCGGGGCGGTGGACGTACGACCTGATCGGAATCGGAGCAAGGAAAGAAATCGCATTCCGAGACCAATGGCGAATCAAGAAAAGAAATTGGCCCGTCCTGCCGAGACACCAATGCCCCGGCCCGGTGCCCACGACCGCGCTACTCCGCACCCGCCGAAAGAGAGAGGTCGATGATGAGCCCCCGTTCTGAACACCCCCGCCGCCCGGCCGGGTCGATGGTCGAGCGCGCTATCCCCGGCGCCGACGCCGGCCACTGCCGCCTCTGCGAACGAAACCTCCTGCTGATCGTGCGCGGCGGCTGGACCGCCTGCCCGCACTGCGACACCAACGCGGGCTGGCTCACCCCGCAGCAACGCGCCTGGGGCCCGCAATGACCCGCCGCTGCCCGCCCGGTCATGTCGGAGGCAGACAGTAATCGGGCCCGGCCGCCACCCTGCCCGAGTGAACGACACGCCGCCGCCGCAGACGCGTCCCACCGCCGGATCCTCGCCCCGCCGAGGCTCGAAGACGTTAGTCGCGATCTATGGCACCCTCCGCGGCGACCGACTTGGAAGATCGAAAGGACACGTCGTGAGCCACCTCCCCTCGGAAGTCGCCGACGACTTCGCCTCGGCGGCCGTGTACTGGCTCGACTTCTTGGAGGCCCGCTTCCCCGGCACACCACGCCCCTCGCATCCGCGAGTCCTCACCCGGGAGGATCGGGCCCGGCGCGACGAGCTGGCCCGCGTCGAGCGGGCCGAGCGCGTCCTGGTGATGCCCGGCGAGCACCCGGCTCCGCTCCATCTCGACGTGTCGCAGGCGGCGGACGAGCTGGCCGAGTGGGCGTACTGGTGCGCTGTCCGCGTGGCCGAGGCCATCATGCGCCCAGTCCCAGCGCCCCCGCAGGGCCTGGAGGACGTCCAGCAGGTGCTCGACTTCGCGGCCCGCCTCATCGTTGAAGCCGACTTCGTCTGCGCGGGCTTGGCCGAGGAGCTCGCCTCGACCGCCCGGTGGATCGCGGAGAGCATCTATCACCACCTGCACCTGCGGCCGGACGGCCAGGTCATCACCGTCATCTGTCCGTGGTGCAAGGGCATCACCGAGGACGAGCCGCTCGGCGGGGCGTACACCTGGCGCGTCCGCGTGCTGCCCGGCGACCAGGTGGCGATCGTGTGCGAGTCCGGGTCGTGCGAGCCGCCGCTGCGGGAGGTGGGGACGTGGTGGGGCGGCCGCCCGTGCTGGCCCCTCCCGGACTGGGGGCGGCTCGCCCGGTTCATCGCGGCGCGCTGATCTACTCGGCGGCCGGCTGCTTCGGCGGGCGGCCGCGCCGCTTCTCGGCCGGCCAGTGCGGGCCCAGGACATCGAGGAGCCGCTGCGGGTCGGCGGCCAGGGCGCGCAGGGTCGCGCGGAGCAGGCCGTCCATGGTCTTACCGGGCGGGACGAGGGGGCGGGCGTCATCGAGTTCGGCCTGCTCAGGCCGGAAGGTCGATGTGGTCAGCTCGTGTCGGGAACTCATACGAAAATCCTGGCATAAGTGGCTTCCTATTTTCTAGGGGGCGTGCTACTGTCGTCTCAACAGAAAAGAGAAAGCCACTTTTAACAGGGAGAACGACATGACCGCCACCGCCACCGCCGCCCAGATCGTCCCTGCCGAGCGCATCCGCCCCGGCGTCGCCGTCCAGCGCGTCAACCACTTCGACCGCGACGGCCGTTTCCTCCGCCAGGTCCGCCACTACGGCACCGAGGAGCAGGCCCGCGCCTGGGTCGAGCTCTTCTCCACCCACGACACCGACCCCAGGCACGCGGAGCTGCGCGCCATCGTCCTCGGCCAGAAGTAGCCCAGACACGCGAACGGCCCCGCCCAGGCGACTGCAACGCCAGGCGGGGCCCTGGACCCCCACCCACCAGACGACACCCGGGAGCGAGATCCGTGCCCCACCACCGTACCGACTTCATCACCACCATGACCGCCGACGAGGCCCGCATGTTCGCCGTCTACGTCGCCGGCCTCGACCGCGCCGTCTTCCGCCAGGCCGCGCGCCTGATCGAGCGCGACCGCGTCGCGCTCGCCCACAGCCTCACCGCCCGCCCCACCGCCGAGCCCGACGCCCTGGTCCCCGCCCCGCGCGGGGCGACGGCGCTCTACGACTGGGCCAGCGACGGCGCCTTCCCCGCGGGCGAGGCCGAGGCCGCCGAGGAGCCCGACACCGCGGCCGCCGACGCCGGGTACATCCCGGAGCCGCTCCCCGACGAGCTCGTCAAGCAGGCGACCGCCCGCTTCCTCGGCGACGTCCTGGCCGGCACCGTCCCCGGCGTCCGACAGATCAAACGGGAGCTCGGTGTCGGCCAAGACCGCGCGCAGCAGGTCAGGGGCGTACTCGGGAAGCTCGCCGACGTGTGACCCCCGTACCCGTCAACCTGGCCCGCCCGGGGGGAAGCGGACCAGGTTGACACCCGCCCTGTGGATAACCCATGATCAGAGCTACGCGAAGCATGCCCGCACCCCACCGGTGGCGGGCTTTTTTCATGCCCGGGGAGGTGACCGTGTGCCCCGCCCCCTCGACCCCACCGTGCGCGCCGCGATCCTCAACGACATCCGGGCAGGCCAGAAATCCGCACGCCAGATCGGACGTGACCACGGTGTAGCCACCTCAACCGTCTCCCGCCTCGCCAAGACCACCGGCGAAGGCGACGGATGGCAACGTTCGCAGACGGAAAAGGCTACGCGCGCGAAGCAGGCCGACAACCGATCCCGCCGCGCCCACCTCGCCAGCCTCGCCCTGGACGACGCCGACGCCATGCGCCGCCGCGCGCTCACCTCCGAGGCCGGCCGCGACGCCCGAGACTTCGCCACCGCCTACGGCATCTTCATCGACAAGCACGCCACCCTCGAACGCTTCGACCACGACGGCGGCGCCGACCACGCCAAGTCGATGATCGGCGAACTCGCCGACGCCCTCCGCACGGTCGCCGACCAGCTCCCCGACGATGCTTGACGCCGTCTTCCGGCTGCTCTCGCCCAAGCAGATCCGCTCCATCGTCTCCGCCCTCGACACCCCGCAGATCGCCCTCTGGGCCGGCGCGGTGTCGAGCGGCAAGACCATCGCGAGCCTCCTCGCGTTCCTGATCGCCGTCGCCCGCGCACCCGACCACGGCCTGGTCGTCGTCGTCGGCCGCACCCTCCAGACCATCGAGCGGAACCTCATCGACCCGCTCCAGTCCTCCCACCTGTTCGGCCCGTTCGCCGCCCAGGTCCACCACACGACCGGCTCGACCACCGCCACGATCTTCGGCCGCACCGTCCACCTCGTCGGCGCGTCCGACGTCCGAGCCGAAGCCCGCATCCGCGGCGCCACCATCGTCCTCGCCTACGTCGACGAGGCCACCCTCGTCCCACAGAGCTTCTGGATGATGCTCCTGTCCCGGCTCCGCGTCCCCGGCGCGAAGCTCCTCGCGACAACGAACCCCGACGGGCCGGCGCACTGGCTTCGCCGGGACTTCATCCTCCGTGCCGGCCAGGTCGGCATGCGCCACTGGCACTTCACCCTCGACGACAACCCGAGCCTCGCCGCCGACTACGTCGCCCGCCTCAAGGCCCAGTACGTCGGGCTGTGGCACCGAAGGTTCATCGCCGGGGAGTGGTGCCTCGCGCAGGGCGCCGTCTACGACATGTGGGATCCGGACCGTCACGTCGTCCCCGCCACGCAGATCCCGCAGATCATCGCGTGGATCTCGGCGGGCGTGGACTACGGCACGACCAACCCATTCCACGCCGGACTGCTCGGCCTGGGCGCCGACGGCCGCCTCTACATCACCCGCGAGTGGCGGTACGACTCCAAGCGCGAGCGCCGCCAGCTCACGGACGTCGAGTACTCCGAGCGGTTCCGCGGCTGGCTCGGCCAGGGCGAGCGCCCGCAGTACGTGATCGTGGACCCGTCCGCGACGTCCTTCCGTGTCCAGCTCCACCACGATGGCGTCACGGCGACGCTCGGCGACAACGAGGTGTTGCCCGGGATTCGCACGACCGCCTCGCTCCTGGCGACCGGCCGGCTTCTCGTCTCGGACGCCTGCCCGGACGTGATCGACGAGTTCCCCGGCTACTCGTGGGACGAGAAGGCGGCCGAGCTCGGCGAGGACAAGCCGATCAAGGCGAACGATCACGGCCTGGACATGGTCCGGTACGCGGTTCATACGACGCGGGCGGTGTGGCAGCACCGGCTCGCGTCGCCGGTCCTCGCCGCAGCGTGATCACTGCTCTACCCGCTGGTTACTTGCGGGAATAAGCCTTCTCGCAACCTTCCCACGACCCCTCTTGGAGATCATCGTGAGCCACCAGAAGCCGAGCGTCGGCCGCATCGTCCACTACGTGTCGTACGGCACGCCCGGCGGCGAGTACAAGAGCGAGTGCCGCGCCGCCATCGTCACTGAGGTCCTCGCGGATGGATCGCAGGGCGCCGAGAACAATGTCGGCCTGGCCGTGCTCAACCCGGAGGGCGTGTACTTCAACCGCGCAGTCCCCCAAGACGAGGGTGCCGAGACCCCCGGCTCGCCCGACTGCCCCAACAAGGCGGGGCACGGCAGCCCGTTCCGCTACTGCGGGTGCGGCTGGATGGAGGCGGGCCACTGCGGCGGTACGTGGCACTGGCCCGAGCGCGTCTGATGATCACCGCGAGCACCGAACAGGAAGCGCGCAGGACGATCACCCTGCCCCCGGGCCCCGCGCTCCTGTACGTAACCGAGGGCGACGCGCCCACCATCACCATCCTCGACAAGGCCGTCATCGACCAGATGCCGAGCCGCGACCGCGCGCTCTGCCGCGCGCTGCTGGCCTACGTCACCGAGCAGTTCGACACCTGAGAGGACCTGCGATGCCGCTGCCCAGCGGCGGCACCTGGCCGCCCAAAAACCTCCGCGACATCTACGACACCTACACCGTCCTCAACGCCTGGTACCGAGGCGACCGCGACGAACTCGCCACCGCCTACGGCGACACCACCGACAACCGGCCGGCCAACCGCCCCACCCAGTACCGCGGCGGCCTCGTCGGCAAGATGGCCCGCTGGTTCTGGGGCGCCCCCACCCCCGCCGGAGAGAAGCGCACAAAACTCCACGTGCCCGTCGCATCCGACATCGCCACCATGTCCGCCGACCTGCTGTTCTCCGAGCCGCCGTCGCTCCTGGTCCAGGACCCCGGCACGCAGGCCCGGATCGAGGACCTCGTCGAGAACGGCCTCCAGGCCACCCTGCTCGAAGGGGCCGAGGTCGGTGCGGCGCTCGGCGGCTACTACCTGCGCAGCGTGTGGGACAACGAGGTGTCGCCGCGGCCGTGGCTCTCTGTCGTTCATGCCGACGGCGCTGTCCCGGAGTGGCGGTGGGACAAGCTGCACGCCGTCACGTTCTGGCGCGTCATCGAGCAGGACGACAAGGGCAAGTGCCTGTACCACCTGGAGCGGCACGAACCCGGGTGGATCCTGAACCGCCTCTACCGGGGCGCCCCGGGCAGCCTCGACCAGGAGCTCCCCCTCACCGCCCACCCTGAGACGGCGAACCTGAAGCCCGCGATCGAGACCAAGGTCAAGCGCTGCACGGCGGTGTACATCGCGAACATGCGCCCCAACCGGGACTGGAGGCGCAACCCCGTCGGGGCGAACCTCGGCCGCTCGGACTTCGCCGGCGCGGTGCTCGGCCTCATGGACTCGCTGGACGAGACGTGGACGAGCTGGATGCGTGACATCCGGCTCGCCAAAGCCCGCCTGGTGGTCCCGCGCGGCTACCTCACAGACAACGGGCCCGGCAAGGGCGCATCGTTCGACCTCGATCGTGAGCTGTACGAAGAGGTCAGCAGCCTCCCCGGCGAGGGTCTCGACCTCAGCGCGCACCAGTTCGCGATCCGGGTCGAGGAGCACAAGGACACCGCGGCCGAGCTGCTCGCCGCCATCCTCCGCGCCACCGGCTACAGCGCGCAGTCCTTCGGCCTGTCCAACGAGGTCGCCGTCACCGCGACGGAGATCATGGCCCGGGAGCGACGCAGCCTGGTCACCAAGGGCAAGAAAGCGCTCTACACCAGGCCGGACCTCGCCGACGCCATCGAGACGCACCTGGAGCTCGAAGCCGCCCTCTTCAATTCCCGGATCGCGCCGGAGCGGCCGACGATCGTCTTCGGCGACTCGATCGCCGCGGATATACAGCAGCTCGCCCAGACGGCCATGCTCATGCGGCAGGCCGAGGCCGCCTCGGACGACACCATCGTCCGTCTGCTGCATCCGGACTGGGACGAGACGGAGATCCAGGCTGAGGTGGCTCGGATCGTTGCGGGGCGGCCGGAGCCGGTGGCGGATCCGTTCGCGTTGCGGCCGCCGGCCGACGACCAGGACGGCGAGCAGCAGGACGGCGAACCATCACCCCTCGATTGATCGTTCAAGGCGACCAACCATTTCCGATCCGGAAATAGTTCGAGGAGGTCGCCGTGGCCGTCGACCAGGACCTCCTCGACCAGATCGCCAACTCGGTCACCGACCTGTACCGCGAAGTCGAGACCGCCCTCATCACCACCATCGCCAAGCGCCTCCAGCAGGACCTCCCCCTCCCCTCGCCGTACCAGGAGGGCAAGCTCGACGCCGTCCAGAAGCTCCGAGCCGCCGCGCAAGCCGTCTACGAACGACTCCAGAAGACCAAGAGCGCCGCCGTCAGGGAGGCGATCCGGCAGGCGTACCGATCCGGCACCGCATCCGCGCTGACCGACATGCCGGCCTCGAAGCAGATCAAGGCCGACGCGAAGCAGGCGCTGGCCGAGGTCCCGAACGCCGCCGTGATCGAGAACCTCGCCGCCGCGCTGCACCGCGACCTCGGCCGCGTCGAAGGCAACATCCTCCGCGCCCCGCTCGACGCCTACCGCGCCGTCCAGGCCGCGACCGCCGCGCGAATCGCGACCGGCGCCGAGACTCGGCTCCAGGCGTCGCAAGCGGCGTGGCAGCGGCTCATCGACAAGGGCATCGTCAACTTCACGGACCGAACTGGCCGCGTGTGGCGGCTGTCGTCGTACGTGGAGATGATCGCGAGGACGAACATTGCCCGCGCTGCGATCCAGGGCCAGACCGACCGGCTCACGTCCATCGGCGTGGACCTCGTGATCGTGTCCGACCACGGCCAGGAGTGCAAGCTGTGCCGCCCGTACGAGGGCAAGGTACTCGCCGTCCGCGGGCCAGTCGGCGAGGTACGCGTCGAGCACGCCACCCGCGACGGCGAGTACGTCACGGTCCACGTCGTCGACACCCTGGACGGCGCCCGCGCCAAGGGCTTCCAGCACCCGAACTGTCGCCACAGCTTGAGCGCGTACCTGCCAGGCGTCACCCCCGTACCCAAGCGGGAGACCGCCGATCCGGAAGGCGACAAGGCGCGGCAGCGGCAGCGGTATCTCGAACGGAAGATCCGCGCCGCGAAGGAGCAGGCCGCCGGCGCGCTCACCCCCGAGGCGAAGAAGGCCGCCAACGCCCGCGTCCGGGCGACGCAGGCCGCGCTCCGGGAGCACCTTGCCGAGCATCCGAAGTTGAAGCGCCTGCCGTACCGGGAGCAGATCGGCGCCGGGAGCATCCCGCGCAAGGGTGGCCCGGCTGGCGGCCCTGTGGGCGACCTGGAGCCGCCCGTCCAGCCGACGCTCGACGGCGCGGCGGCCGTGCCTCCGTCCAAGCCGCTCACGGTGAAGCCGGTGCAGCCCGCGCCGAAGTCCGGTCAGCTCGACCACGACCAGGCGGCGGCCGAGAAGGCTGCGGCGGAAGCCAAGGCGGCAGCCGAAGCTAAGGCGGCAGCCGAAGCTAAGGCGGCTGCCGAAGCCAAGGCTGCCGCTGAGAAGGCGGCGGCCGAGAAAGCCGCAGCGGAAGCCAAGGCGGCAGCCGAGAAGGCAGCGGCCGAGAAGGCCCGGAAGAAGGCCGAGCTCGCCCGCCTCGCCGCAGAACGAAAGGCCCGCGAAGACGCCGCCCGCGCCGCAGCACCCGGTATGCGCGCCGCCGTCCGCCACCGCACCAACGATGACGGCCTGGCCTGGGCCCGCACACGCCTCCCCATGCCCGACACCCTCACCCGGGACGAGAAGACGGGCCTTCGCACCTACACCGGCAGCCTGTACGAAGAGATCAACAAGTACCTCCGCGGACAGCTCGACCTCGCCGATCTGGACCCGAGCACCCGCGACGAGGTCCTCACAGCCATCCGCCAGTGCGACACCGCCTTCGCCAAGTCCAACGTGCCCGAAGGCGTCATCGTCCACCGCGGCGTCGGAAAGATCACTGCCGACTTCATCGGCGGCGATTCCAACGACCTCACCAGCCTCACAAAACTCGTCGGCACCGTATACACTGATAAGGGATACGTATCAACGAGCGTCGGCAAGGACGCGGCGTTCTACGACAACATCCACATCGCCATCCGCCTCCCGCCCGGCACCGGACGAGCCGTCAACGTCATGCCGATCAGCCAGTACGGTGAGGGCGAACGCGAGATCCTGCTCAACCGCGGCACCAACTTCCTCGTCCACGCCGCCTACCAGCGAGGCAACACGTGGTACTTGGAGGTCGAGGTCGTACCGGACGGCTGGACGACACCGCCCGGGTGGAAGCCTGACCCCCTCGGGGACGTCGACACTGGATACCGGATTTGAAGGGCGTGACCATGAGCGACAAGCCTCAGCGGCCCTACGGCCGGTGGGCCGACTCCGGCCCCGTCACCGTCACACCGCCGCCCGCCGGCGGATACGCGGACACGCCTGCGGGTAAGGTGCGCCGCGCCGAGCTGCGCGACAACACGGGCCAAGTGCTCGGCCATCTATGGACCGACGACCGCCAGGCAGCAGGCTTCATTCCTGCTGAGCAGGCCGGGGCGGCGGGGGTGCGCGCTGGAGCGGAGATCTGGGCCATCCTGCGCGACGCCCACGCCGTCGGCATCGACGCTGCGGACCTGCTCGACCCCGACCTGTACCCGGACTACGCGCTCACGCTGGGCACCACACCTTGACGGCCTTGATCACCTCGTACGCCTGAGCCTGGTTGATGGTCGCGTTCCCGCCGGACAGCTCGGCCACCGTGTACTGCGCGAGCGTCATGTTCTTGCCGCCGGGCGGGTTGATGATCCGATCGCAGATCGCCCGGCCCCGCCGAATCGCCCGCTCCTCGTTCACCACCAGGCCCGGATCGATACCGCGTAACGCCTCCAGGTAGGCCGCGGCCTGTCCGGCGTCCGGCGTCGGCACCCCGCCCCCATCGGGCTTCGCGGCCTCGCTCGTCTTCGCGGCCGGCTTCGCCTCTTCCTCGCCGCCTCCGGTGAGTTCGATGATGCCGCCGCCGAGCGCGAGCACGCCCACGACAGCGATGATCATGACCAGGGTCTTTCCACCGCTCCCCTTCTTCCGAGGTGCGGGCGGCTGGTGCATGGGCGGCTGGCCGTACGGCTGCTGGTGTCCCTGCCAAGGGGCGGGCGCCTGCTGCTGGGGATTCCACTGCGGGGGCTGCTGCTGCGGAGGGTGCATACCCTCGGACCATACGCCCCGCCTCGCCGCTTTCCTCCGGAACGTTCCGGAAGGACGCCCGAAATCGGGCAAATCGCACCACCGAAAACGGTTCGCCCGGTGCGAGCCGCCGCTCCATCCCGTCGCCCGGCCAGGTGCCAGGCGCCAATCCCCGCGAGTCCCCAGGAGGGTCCGCATGACCACACCCGCCCCGTCGCCCGCGCCGGCACCTACGCCCGGCCCGAGCCAGCAGGCACCGCAGGGCCAGGCGCCCGCGGCCGCGCCCCCGGCACCGGAACCGACCCAGCAGCAGGCACCGGCCCCCGTGCCGCAGCCACCGACCTGGACGCCACCCCCGCCCGTCCCACACGCCTCCGCCCCGGTCCCCGCCGCGCCGCCGGCCGACGACGGTAGCCGGGACGTCTCCCGGCTCCCCCAGTGGGCGCAGAAGGAGATCGCCGACCTCCGCAAGGAGAACGCCGACCGGCGGGTCGCCGCCCGCACCGCGGTGGTCGCGCAGCACGCGTTCGCCGCCGCGCCCACGCTCGGCGTCAACGGCCACGCGCTCCTGTCGTCCCTCCCGTTCCAGGCCGCAGCCGCCGACCTCGACCCGGCCGCGCCGGACTTCAACACGCAGCTCGCCACGAAGGTGCAGGAGATCCTCGCGGCGAACCCGTGGATGGCCGCCCAGCCCGCGGCCGCACCTCCGCCCCCGCCGCCTCCCCCGGCGTCCGGGGCGCCGATGGGCGGCACCCCGCCGCCCGCCAAACCTCAATCGTTGGAGGCCGCCATCGCGGCCAAGTTCGGAAAGTAGGAGCTCACCATGGCTGTGTCCCTGGCCGAGGCCAGCAACAACGCGGTCGACGACATCGACGTCGCCGTCATCGACGAATTCCGCAAGGAGTCCGCGGTCCTCGACTCGCTGCTCTTCGACGACGTGGTCAACCCGGCCGGGGGCGGCGCCACCCTCACCTACGGGTACCGGCGCCTGGTGACCCAGCCCACCGCCGCGTTCCGCGCGCTCAACTCGGAGTACAGCCCGGCGAACGTCACCACCCAGCGGTACACCGTGGACCTGGCCGTCCTCGGCGGCAGCTTCCAGGTGGACCGGGTGATCGCGCAGATCGGCCCCGCCGCGTCCGGCGCCGTCAGCCTGAACATGTCCCAGAAGATCAAGGCCGCGAACACCCTGTTCCAGGACGCCGTGATCAACGGCGACACCGCGACCGACGCCAACGCCTTCGACGGCCTCGACAAGGCCCTCGTCGGCAGCTCCACCGAGTTCAACGCCGGCAAGGTCACCGACTGGACCAACATCGCCAGCGGCAATGACACGGCGTTCGCCGCCCTCGACGCCCTCGACGAGTTCCTGGCCCTGCTCGACGGCACCCCCACCGTGATCCTCGGCAACGCCAAGGCCCTCGCCAAGGTCCGTGCCATCGCTCGCCGGGCCGGGATGTACACCCGCAACCCGGTCGACGGGCTGATCGGCGCCGGTGGTCGCCCGATCGAGCGGGAGACCTACGGCGGGATCATCTTCGCCGACCCGGGCAACAAGGCCGGGTCCAACAACCCGATCATCCCGATCGCGACCCGCACCGTCGGCGGCACCTCCACCACCGGCCTCACCGACCTGTACGCGTACCGCGTCGGCCTCGACGGATTCCACGGCGTGTCCACGGTGGGCGGCCAGGTGGTCCGCCAGTGGCTGCCGGACTTCAACTCCGCCGGCGCCGTCAAGACCGGTGAGGTCGAGCTCGGCCCGGTCGCGGTCGCGCTGAAGGCGACCAAGGCGGCCGCGGTCTTCCGCAACCTCAAGGTCCAGTAAGGGGACAGAGCATGACGTACGAGATCACCGCGCCGGTCGAGGAGTTCACCGGCGAGGTCGCCGGTCTGGCGTTCCACGCGGGCAAGGCGACGGGCGAGCCGACGGAGGCCGCGCTGGCGTACTTCGAGCGGCACGGCTACCAGGTCCAGGCGGTGAAGACCGCCGAGCCCGAGCAGGACCAGGAGCCCGAGCAGGACCAGGAGCCCGGACAGGGCGAGCAGAAGAAGGCCAGCAAGAAGTAGCCGAGGGGAGGCCGGGATGCCGTACGCCACCACCGACGACCTCGCCGACTACATCTCCCCGGCCCCGTCCAACGCCGCCCTGCTCCTGACCCGGGCGTCCCGGCTCGTCGACCGGGCGCTGCTGTGCGCGGTGTACGACGTCGACGAGCAGGGCCAGCCGACCGACCCGAAGGTCGCCAAGGCCTTGCGCGAGGCGACGTGCGAGCAGGTCGCCGCCTGGGACGAGGGCGGGGAGACCGGCACGGGGGCGGCTGACCAGTACTCCAACGTGTCGATCGGCTCTGTCGCTCTCGGCCGGGCCGGAGGCGGCTCGGCCGGCGGGGGGCGCTCGGCGGCCGAGGATCTGTGCCCGCAGGCGGTCATGATCCTGCAGCAGGCCGGGCTCACCGGCCACGAGCCGAGAACGCGGACGTACTGCTGATGGGCGCCATCCCGCGATTCCTGCTCCGCCACACCGCCATGGTGGAGCCGCTTATCGGTGAGGGCCCGTTCGGGCCGGCCTACGGCACCCCGGTCGAGGTGCGCTGCTTCATCGACGAGAAACGCAGCCTGGTCCGGGACGCCGAGGGCTCCGAGGTCGTCTCCTCGACGACGGTGTACATGCCGATCGACACCGTCTGCCCGGTCGGCTCCCGGGTGAGCGCGAACGGCCGTACGTCGACCGTGCTCACCTCGTCGCGGCGGGACGGCGGCGGCCTCCCGACACCGGATCACCTGGAAGTCGCACTCCAGTAGAGAGGGGATCGTGGTGCCGCAGAAAGCCACGCTGAAGCTGAACCTCGGCGCGGTGAAGAAGGCCGAGCGGGCGGGAGCCGTACGAGGGCTACGGCTCGCGGCCGAGCACCTCCTCAAGGTCTCCCGAGACCTGGTCCCCCACGAGGAGGGCACCCTCGAACGCTCTGGCGTCGCCAGCGTGGACGAGGGCGAGCTGCGCGCCGCCGTCTCGTATGACGCGCCGTACGCGGTGCGGCAGCACGAGGACCTCACGCTCAAGCACGACGAGGGCCGCCAGGCGAAGTACCTCGAAGAGCCGATGGATACCGAGCGGCAGACGATGCTCGACCTGGTCGCCGCCGAGGTCCGCCGGAGCCTGCGATGACCCTCCTCGAAGAGTTCGCCGCGCTGCTCGCCGCACTCGGCCTCGGCACGTACAAGGCCGACGGCAGCACGGGCGGCACGATCTTCCTGACCGTTCTCCCCGCGTCGCCGGATCGCGCGATGGCGGTCGCCCGGTACGGCGGCCCCGAGAGCGCCGCGACGGACGACTACGACGAGCCGTCCATCCAGGTGCGCGTGCGCGGACCTGCGACGGACGCGCGGATTGCCGAGCAGGACGCCCAGGCCGTCTACGACAAGTTGCACGCGATCGGCTCCCGTGTCCTCGCAGGCGGGACCTGGCTTCAGGACGCGATCGGCGTCCAGTCGGGGCCGATCTACGTCGGCCGCGATCAGAACGGCCGCCATGAGTACACCGTCAACCTGCGCTGCGAGATCAGCCGACCATCTGTGAATAGGAGTCACCAATGACGCAGCGGAAGATCAACGCTCGCGACATCATCGTCGAAGTCGAGGACCCTACCGCGACTCCGGAGCCCTACCGGAAGATCGAGAACCTCGCCAGCGTGACCGTGAACCTCGGTGAGAACGAGGAGACCGTCGACACCACCGACTACGACAGCGAGGGTGTCTACGAGCAGGAGATCATGCAGCGCGGCGCGAGCATGGCCCTCGAGGGGCAGGCGAAGAAGGACACCACCACGGGTGCCCTCCAGCCGGGCCGCGCCCGCGTCGAGGAGATGGCAGGGGAGGACAATGTCGGCTACGACTCCCTCGGGAAGATCCGCTTCCGCCACCCCATGGACGAGAAGTGGACGAACTGGAACGCTACCTTCTCCCTCGGCGAGCAGGGCGGCGGCCCCAACGACAAGGTGAGCTGGTCGGCCACCATCACCAAGTCGGGCAAGAGCTGGAAGACGGATGTGACGCCCGCCGGGGGTGGCTCGTGACCGAACAGCCGACGTGGGTCGATGCCGACGACTTCGACGGCGACCTCGACCACGACTTCGACGCCGCTTGGGCCGAGCACAAGCCCAAGCACGTCCGCATCCGAGGCAAGGTCTATCGGCTGCCGCCGGAGGTCCCCGCCACCGTCCTGCTTCTCCTCGCCCGGCAGAAGCGCGCGAAGAACAGCGACGAGGGCGTGGCCTTCTTCGAGAAGATCCTCGAGGGCCTGCTCACCCCGGCCGGATACCAGCAGATCCTTGCCGACGGCATCGGCCTGACCAGCTTCAAGGACGTCGTCGACTGGTGCCTCAAGGTGTACGACCTGGCGAAGGACGACGGCGAGGGGGAAGCACAGCCCCCGACGACGGGGGCCACTGGACCGGCCTGATCATCCGCAACTGGACGCTGATCGAGGCCGACTTCCAGCGCGAGTACCGCATCGATCTGATGCCGGCACTCCGCGCTGGAATGCCGTGGCGGCGGTTCTCCGCCCTGCTCGTCGGCCTGTCTCCAGAGTCCATGTGGCGGCGGGTCTCTTCGTCCCAGCCGATCGAACTCGTCGGCGAGCAGGCCCAGTCGTTCATCAACACCCTCTGATCCGAGCGCACGGGAGGTGATGCTCCCGTGGCTGCCCTGACGATCGGCGAGCTGGTCGGCTTCATCGACATCGAGGACAAGGGCTTCGGCAAGGGGCTCAACGCGGCCGGGAAGGGGCTCGACAAGCTCCAGGCCGAGACGACCGGTTCCATGTCGTCGATCGAGTCGACGGTGTCCTCCGCTCTGTCGAAGATCGAGCAGGAGATCGCTGACGGGCTCGACCCTGCGAAGGCGATCGCCAACCTCGACAAGCTGGAGAAGGCGCTCGACGACGGCCTCGCCGAGATGCTCGACGAGGCCGATGCCTTCGCGGCCGAACTCGACAAGGCGATCGACGACGCGTTCGACGACCTCGACGACAAGGCCCGGCGCGGCGGCGAGGACGCGGCGAAGGGCCTCGGCGACGGCCTGGACGGTGCCGGGAAGTCCCAGCTCCCGGCCATCGGCGGCGGCTTCATGACCGTGCTGAAGGGGCTCGGCTGGGCGGCCGCGGGCGCGGCCATCGGGCAGATGCTCATGGCCGGCCTGTCGTCGGCGATGGATGCCGAGGACGCCAAGGCGAAGCTGTTCGCCCAGTTGGGCACGACCCCGGCGCAGTCGGAGCGGATCGGCAAGGTCGCGGGCAAGGTGTACGCGGACGCGTACGGCGAGTCCATGTCGGACGTGACGGACGCGATCAAGTCGGTCGTGCAGAACATCGACGGGATGCGCGGCGCCTCCGAGGCGAGTCTCACCGCGGTGTCGAAGCGCGCGATGGACGTCGCCACTGTGATGGACGAGGACGTCGGCGCCGTCACCCGGGCCGTCTCCCAGATGCTCCGCACCGGCCTCGCGCCTTCTGCTGAGGCGGCGTTCGACGTCCTCGCACGCGGCGCGCAGCTCGGCGCCGACAAGAGTCAGGACCTCCTCGACACCTTCAACGAGTACTCGACCCAGTTCCGCGACCTCGGGCTGAACGCCGACCAGGCGCTCGGCCTCATGGTCCAGGGGCTGAAGGCCGGCGCCCGCGACTCGGACACCGTCGCCGACGCGCTCAAGGAACTGAACATCCGGGTGCAGGACATGACCGCCGCGCCCGCGCTCAAGGAGCTCGGCCTCAACGCCAAGGACATGGCGGCCGCGTTCGGCGAAGGCGGCGCCAAGGCCAGCGGGGCGCTTGACACGATCCTCGACCGGCTGCGGGCGGTGAAGGACCCGACCGAGCGGTACGCGCTCGCGCAGCAGATCCTCGGCACCAAGTCGGAGGACCTGGCGAAGGCGCTGCTCGGCATGGACCCGTCGGCGGCCGTGGGCGCGCTGGGGAAGGTCGACGGCGCGGCAAAGACGGCCGGGGACACGCTGCATGACACCGCCAGCAACAAGCTGGAAGCCTTCAAGCGTGGGCTCCAGGCCAACGTCGTGGACTTCCTCGGCGGGACTGTCCTGCCCGCCGTCGAGGAGTTTGCGGACAAGTTCGACTTCTCCGCGATCGGGGACAAGATCGGGCCGATCGTCGAGAAGGTGAAGAGCTTCTTCGGCGGGATGTTCGAGTCGATTCAGGGCTGGATCGACAAGAACCGCGACAAGATTCAGGGCTGGGTCGACAAGTTCGAGACCGGCTTCCAGGCCATGTCTGACACCGTCGGCGCGGTCCTGGACGTGATCAAGGGCCTCTGGGATCTCTTCGGCGACGACCTGCTGAACATCCTCGGCATCCTCGTCGACACCTTCCTCGGTATCTGGTCCGGCCTTTGGGAGGCTCTGAAGGGCGTTTGGGAGACGTTCGCGGGGATCTTCACCGGCGACTGGAAGCGCGCGTGGGAAGGCGTCAAGAGCATCTTCTCCGGCGTGTGGAACGCCGTGAAATCGATCCTGGTCGGCGCACTGGAGCTGGTGAAGGCTCAGATCAGCAAGGCATGGAACGCGGCCACAGAGTTGACGTCGAAGGCGTGGAACGCGCTCAAGGACGCGGTGTCGAAGGCGATCGACAACGTGATCGACTTCGTGAAGAAGCTCCCGGGCAAGATCCTGACCGGGCTGGGGAACCTCGGCAAGCTGCTGGTCAAGTCCGGGAAGGACATGATCACGGGCCTGTGGTCGGGTATCCAGGCGATGGCCGGGTGGATCAAGGACAAGGTCACCGGCTTCTTCGGTGGGCTGCTCCCGGATTGGGTGAAGTCGGCGATCGATGCCCACTCTCCCTCGAAGGTGTTCGCCGAGCTGGGCAAGTGGACGATCCAGGGCTTCGTCGTCGGTATGCAGGGCGAGCAGGGCAAGGCCAAGACCACCGTCGACAACCTGGTCGCGATGGTGAAGGGCGCCTTCAAGCAGTCCCCGGGCGCGCCTGACGCCCTGGTCGACTGGGTCGGCAAGGAGACCGACCGGCTCCAGACGATCGCAAAGAAGCGTGAGCAGATCATCCAGGCGATCGCGGACGCGAAGAAGTACGCCGACGACATCGCCAAGCAGGCCGCCGACTTCGCCAACCTGTCCAACCTCGGGTTGGGCGAGGGAGCCGGTGCGGGCGACATCATCAGCGGCTTGCAGTCGAAGTTGTCCGCGCTGACGCGGTTCGCCGACGACATCAAGAAGCTCGCCGCGAAGGGCCTGAACAAGACGATCCTGCGCCAGATCATCGAGGCCGGGCCCGACAAGGGCCTCGACCTCGCGGAGATGCTCGTCGGCGCGGACGGCAGCGAGATCAAGGCGATCAACAAGGCACAGGCGAAGATCGACAAGGTCTCGAAGCAGATGGGCAAGAACAGCGCGGACGCGCTGTACGACACCGGCAAGCAGGCTGGAAAGGGTTTCCTGCGTGGGCTGGAAGGCCAGCTCAAGGAGATGGAGTCGATGATGGCGAAGATCGCGAAAGCGGTCGTCGCTGCCGTCAAGAAGGAACTTAAGGTCGCCTCGCCGTCCAGGGTGTTCATGGAAATCGGCGACAACACGATGTTGGGCTTCATCGAGGGCGTGCTCGGCCAGTCCACGGCGGCCACCGCGGCCGCGGCCGGCGTCGTCGGCCAGGCCGTCGCCGCCGCCGCGTCCGTGCCCGCGCCCGGCGTCCCCTCGCCGATATACGGGCCGAGCGCGGCGCCCGCGTACGGCGCAGAGTACGGCCAGGCAGCCAGCGGCGGCGTGACAGTGAACATGTACGACGCGGTGATCCGCGAGGAGGCCGACATCGGCCGCCTGGGCGCTGAGTTCGGGTTCGAGCTCACGGCCCGCGGCTGACGTCGCGGGCCCTCCCCTATCCCCTTTACGACGATGAGAGGCGGTGACGCCATGCCCGGATACGACCCCACCCGGGACGGCCCGTACGGCGAGTGGCTCAAGAGCAAGGGCGTCCAGACCAACGCGGGCCAGACGGTGCCGCGCCGGCGGGAGACCCTCGACGCGGCCGGCCGGCGAGTCCGCACCGTGGCGGAGCGGACGGAGTCCGGCGCGGTCACCGTCACCCGGAACCGCACCAGCGAGCGTGGTGAGCACCAGGACGTTCACGTCCACGCCCCGCTCCTGACCGGCTCGGGTCGGGCGGTGACGCCGTGAGCGGCCGTGCCCGCCTGGAGGCGGCGAGGCTGCGCACGGAGGCGGAGATGCTCGACGCCTGCGCCGCCCAGCAGGAGCAGCTCGACGAGGCGAAGGCCGCGTACGAGGCTGACCCGACCCCGGAGCGCGAGGCCGCGCTGAACGACGCGATGCGGGCCATGTACGAGTTCCGCGGCTGGGTCCGCTCGATCGCACGCCTGCGCGCGGTCCGCGCCGAACTCGTCGGGCTTCCGGAGGATCACGAGCGGCGACCGGGCCTGGAGGCCGAACTCGCCGACCTGGAGCACCGGTACGGCGCGTTCGCGGCCGACCTGGAGGCCCTCGCCGGGCCGGACCTGCCGCCCGGCAGCGTCCACGTCACCCCGCAGCCCGTCCGCGCCAAGGGCCGGATCAAGCGACCTGGAGGTGCCTGATGGCGTGGTCTGCATCCGGTCTGTTCGTCCAGACGCACGTCGGCCAGTGGGGGCCCGCCCAGGTCGGCATCAACCTCGCGGCCGCGGACCTCAAGCTCGCCCTGTGGGGGTCGGCGATCACGCCGAACTACGACTCGCACACCGCCTATGGAACGGCGCCGTGGAACTCGGGCGAATGCAGCGGTGCCGGCTACACGGCGGGTGGGCCGACGCTCGCGGGGACCACGCTGACGCCGGGCGGCGGCGGGATGGCGTGGGACGCCGACAACGTGCAGCTGAACAACACGACGATCACGTCCGAGGGCGGCGTGATCTACGCGCCGAACAAGGGCAACCGGTTGATCGCGGCGATCTGGTGGGGCGGCGTCAAGGAGACCCAGGACGGCACGTTCCTGATCACCTGGCACAGCAGTGGGATCGCGGTCCTGGACCTCACCCCGTAGAAGGAGGGCCGGATGCTGGTGCTCAAGAACGGGTTCGACGGCGGAACCCCGAACGCCGCGATCACCCCCACCAACTCCGGCGGCGCGTCCGGCAGCCCGTTCGACGTCGCCGCCTCTTATAACGAGTTCGGCACCGCCATCACCTACTCCTCCGTGCGGGCAGCACACGGCGCCCTGTCGGCGAAGATGCCGCTGTTCAGCGAGATGGAGTGGTGGCTCCCGGAGGAGGACACCAGCACCGGTCCCCGCTGGATGCGAGCGTACTTCTGGCTGCAGAAGCCGACCGTCGCCGGTGAGGAGTACGACGCGGCTCTGCGGCTGCTCGCGGGCGACAACATCAGGTGGCAGGCGACAATCCGTCTGACCAGCGCAGGCGCGAGCCTCATGCTGCAGGCGTACGACGACACGGAGTTCGAGCTCGTCACCCTGGGCACGACATCCGTCGCCCCGGCGCTCGGGCAGTGGATCCGCGTAGAACTCAGAGGCACCAACGCCTCCGGGACCGCAGCGGGCGAGGTCCGCCTCTACAACAACGCGGACTCGACCGGCACGCCGACCGCCACGGTGACGGGCAGCGTGCACCAAACCGGAGAGCCGTGGGTTGTCGCCAACATCAGGTACGACGGCTCCACCACAGGTGGGGTGACACCGCCCGACATCTGGGTGGACGACATCGGCTTCTCGGACGTCACCTGGCTGGGCGTCGCCTCGATCTCGCAGACGGTCACCCCGGCCGCGATCGCCGCGACCACGTCGATGCCGACCCCGTCGATCTCAACGGGCCGCACCGTCCGGCCGGACCTGATCGTCGCGCCCTGGTCGCTCCCGGAGCCGGAGGTGACGACCGAGGGCAGCCCCATCGTGGCGGTCGACCCGGACGCCATCCGGGCCACCTGGAGCCTGCCGAGCCCGCTCGTGCAGGCGTTCAAAAACGTCACGATCTCGCCGGATCCGATCATCGCGCCGTGGACGATCCCCGCCCCGAGCCTGGAAGTGCCGATCAACCCCGGCGACAAGATCACACGCACGGGTCAGATCGAGTGGAACGGCTTCCTGCTCGGCGGCGGCACCCGCTACCGGTGGCAGCAGCTCGACGGCTGGATCACCGACCTCCCGGGGATCGACAGCGGGAACGTCCCGCACCCGACCAGGCACGGCAGCTATCCGGGCAGGAAGCTCGCCCAGGAGCGGAACGTCACCTTCACCGGGCTCATCCGGGCCCGGCGGGAGGACATGCAGGAGGCGATCGACGAGCTGCTCGCGGCCACGCCGATCCTCGAAGACGACACGGAGCTGCCGCTCGCGATCCGGATCCTGAACACGACCTACATCGGATACGGCAGCATCATCCGGCGGGCGGTCCCAGTGGATAAGCAGGTCCGGCTCGGCCTCGGCCGGGTGACTCTCCAGTGGGTCCTCTCCGACCCCCTCCTGCTGTCCCGAGAGCTCAACAGCGCGGTGATCTCAGATGGCACCTGGCAGACGGTGACCAACCTCGGCAACGCCGTCACCTACCCGACAATCCGCTGCCCCGGCCCGGCGACCGACCCGACCGTCATCGTCCGCCGCAACACCTCGCTTGGCGTCGAAGAGCGCGTGCTCGAGTTCGGCCTGACCGTGGACACCGGCAAGATGCTCGTGATCGACACCTACTACGGCACCGCGACCATCGGCGACACGAACGTCATGGACAAGCTGTCCGGCTCCTCCGTGCCGGTGCCTGACCTCGTCCTCCCCGCCGGCCAATCCGATATCGGCTACGCCACCGCCGGCGGCGCGCAGGCCGCGACCGTGCTGTGGAGGCACGCCTACCTGTAAGGGGGGTGACCGCCCGTGGTTGCCCTGATCAGGGACGTCACCGGCATCACATACGCGGCCAACGACGACCAGCCCGTCATCCCGCGCCCGCAGGTGCAGGCCGGGGACATCCTGCTCTGCTATCACGCCTGCGACGAGGGTCCGCTCTCGGACATGGGCATCCAGGGGCAGGGCTGGACCACCGTCGCGGAGCGCGGGGACGACAGGCCGTTCGGCAATGGCGGCGGCTCGAAGATCTATCGGAAGGTCGCCACGGGCAGCGAGCCGAGCAGCTACACCCTCGTCCAGGACCGGAACCCGGGCAGGCTGGCGGACTCGACCGTGGTCATGCTCTCCGTCAAGGGGGGCGACCCGAACAACATCGTCGCCCGCCACGACGGCGACACCAGCTTCCCGCCTTTCCTGGTGCTGCGCGAGGCCATCACCCCGGCGGCGACGCCCCCGTCCGGGAGCGGCCTGGAGCTGCGGATCGCCACCGGCTGGGATCCCAGCGGGGGCGTCTCCTGGTCGACCCCGGCCGGGTACCTGCCGGTCACCTCCTCCACGCAGCAGTCCCGCGGCTTCGTGGCTACGACGATGGTCGCGCGGACGCTGGTGACGTCGGCGCCGCTCGGGTCGGTGACCCTCACGTCCAACGTCACGCTGGCCGCGTCGCACGGCTTCACGGTCATCGTGCCGTCCGGCGACGGCGGGGGCGGGGATGTTCCGACGCCCCCCTCGTTCCCGGCCTTCACACCGGCCAAGGGCAGCGCGCTGTACCGGTACACCGTCCACGACATGATCACCGGGGCGTACCGGCAGGACATCTACCCGACCGACGTCACGTTCGATCGCCGGATCGGCGAGCCCGGGACCTTCTCGGCGACGTTGCCGATCCCGAACGCTCGACGCGCGGACGAGGTCGCCCGGATCATCCCCCGCCACGCCTCCGACCTCACGTCGGGGCCCGGCCGGATCATCGTGCATGTCTGGCGCGCCGGCGTGCTGTGGGGGATCTACTGGATCCACGGGGCCTTGATCAGCAAGAGCCGGAGGGGCACGGTCTCCATCCAGCTCCGCGGCTCCACCTTGGACGCGTATCTGCTGCACGTACCGGTCGAGTCCGACCTGTCGTGGACCGGCGAGCAGATCGACAACGCCCGCCAGCTCCTGGCCCACATGCAGGCCCTCGATGGCGCGAACATCGGCCTCGCCCCGCGCCCCGGCACCAGCGGCCAGGTCCGGCCGCTCGAAGTGAAGGCCGAGGACCGCACGACGTACGGCGACGCGCTCAAGGGCTACGCCGAGGCGTACGGCGGTTTCGAGTACGTGATCGACCCGGTCATCGGCCGGTCGGGGACCGAACGCCGGTGGAAGTGGGGCGCACCGAAGATCACCAGCAGCAGGCGGCACGTCTTCACCGAGAGCCCGCACGGGGGCGACATCCTCGACTGGGGTGAGGAAATCGACGCCCTGCGCGGAGCGACCCGGGCGCGCGTCATCGGCGGCACCCCGGAAGCGACCGACGCAACCGAGGGCGCCACGCCGGTCCTCAGCGGCTGGGTGACCGCGACGGCGCACCGGGCGGCCGGCTGGCCGCGCTACGGCCAGACGGTGGAGCACCCGGGCGAGTCCCTGCTCCAGTCCCAGCTCGACCAGTACGCGGCCCGCTGGATCGCGACGTTCGGCGGCTCGCTGCGCGTCTACAGCGCGACGGTGGCGCTCGGCGCGAAGCCGACGATCTCACCGAGCAGCCTGGGCGACCAGGTCCGGCGGGTGATGGTCAACGTCTGGCACCCGAGAGTCGCCGGCGGCGCGAGCTTCGACGCGTCCCAGCGCCTGATCGGCATCGGCATCACACCCGTCTCGAAGCAGACCGGCAAAGAGGAAGCGCAGCTCATCTTGGAGGAGGCCAGCGTTGAGTGATCAGTTCCCGGTCAAGCAGGGCCGGATCATCCGGGCGATGCAGCGCGATATCGAGCGGCTGTCCACGCTGGCGAAGACGGTCGCCCCCACGCCGGTCACGAAGTCCAGCGGCGCGTTTCACGTGCCCAGCACGGCGGCACCGGACGCGCCGGCGAGCGGCTTCAAGATCTACTCGGATGGCGGGAACTTCAGGATCCGGAACTCGAACGGGACCGTCCGCGGCTTCCCCGGTAGCAACGTCTTCGACCACTCCATGACCAGCAGCACCATCGGCTCGGCGCCCACCGCGAGCGACTACAACCGCCTCCGCACGGACGTCGCCAACCTCAGCCAGACCGTCAACAACCTGCTGTCCAGCCTGCGCAGCGTGGGGCTGATCGGCTGACGGATGCGTCACGGCCCGGCGGGGATGCGTCATCGGATGCGTCACCCGGGAGGCCCGGAAAGCGCCGTACGGCCGCGTACGGCTCGTGATCGTGACGCATGTGAGGGCCGGATGACGCATTCGTGACGCGTTCCCGGCCGGATGCGTCACAGCTTCCGGGATGCCCGGAAAACCTGTCACATCCGTCAGACCAGCGAAGACGTGACGCCGATGCGTCACCGTTGGCGATCTTCGGCCCCCTGGTGACGTGTGTGACACGTTTTTATGTCCTATCCGCCCCTACGCGCGCGCATACGCGCACACGGGGACTCAACCGGAGAAAACGCGTCATGCGTCACACGCGTCACCGCCCACCACGTGCCGCCGGTCCGAGGCTCGGATCGGACCCCGCGGCACCCCTACCAACCGCCGAGCAGGAGAGCGAAAGCGATGCTTGACCCGCTCGGCCCCGTGACGATCGGAGCCCGCGAGATTTACGACGAGCTCAAGACCGTCGGATCCAAGCTCGACAAGGTCGACTCGAAAGTCGACGGGATCGTCACCGACGTCACCGACCACGAGACCAGGATCCGCGCCCTGGAACGCGCACGGTGGCCACTCCCATCACTGGCCGCGCTCGTCGCGCTCGGCTCTCTCATCCTCGCCATCATCTCGTTCACCCGAGGAGGCTGACCGTGTCCGAACCCCTCCCGCCGGCCCCGTACAACCGGGCCGACGTCACCCCCGACGACGGCGCCCAGGACGTCAGCCAGGACCCGACCGTGACCTACGAGAGCGAGGTCGAGGATGGCGACGAGTAACGACGTCCTGCGAATCGCTCGCGCGCAGCTCGGCACCGGCGAACGCTCGGACGGCACCAGCATCTACGGCTCCTGGTACGCCCGGCTCGTCAAGAACCAGGCGTTCGCCGCAGCCCCGTGGTGTCAGGCATTCGTCTCCTGGGTCGCCCGGGAGGCCGGCATCCCGACCAGCGTGATCCCGAACGGCGCCTGGACGGTCGCCGTCGCTGACTGGTTCGCCAAGCAGGGCCAGTTCTCGCAGACCCCGCACCCGGGCGACATCGTCTGGTTCGACTGGCAGGGGTCGAAGAACGTCCCGGCGATCGACCACGTCGGGTTCGTCGAGTCGATCCTGTCTGACGGCCGGATCGTCACGATCGAGGGCAACACCGCGAACGCCGTACGGCGGCGCGTCCGCTCTCGCTCGTGCATCGCCGGGTTCGGCCACTGGGCGCGCACAACGGCGACGCCGAAGCCCGCACCGAAACCTGTCCTAACGCCGACGGAGGTCTTCGTGAAGCAGCTCCCCACGCTCAAGCCCGGCACGAAGGGCTGGCACGTCAAGACGGTCGTGCACCTGCTCGCGGCCCGCGACTACGCGGTGGGCCCGGGCGTGGACGACACGGTCTTGTCCCCGGCCGTCGTCGAGCGGCTGCGCGCGTTCAAGAAGGCCGCCGGCCTCCCAGAGGGGGACACGGTGGATCTCGACACCTGGGCGAAGCTCCTCCGCCTGTAGCCGCCCGACCCCATCCGCATCCCCGCCGTCCCCTGGCGGGCCAACCCCCGGGAGGGGAACATGAAGCAGTTCGCCGTACGGAACCCGCTGCTGCTGCGCGGCGCCATCGCCCTCGTCGTCATCGGCATCGCCCGGATCCTCATCGCGACCGGGCTCATCCCGGCCGACTGGGATCTCGACGAGGCGCGCGTCGAGCAGGTCTTCGACGGGTCGGTCGCGGCCTGGGCGTGGTTCTCGGCCCGGCGCAAGGTCACCCCGGTCGCGGATCCGCGCGACGACACAGGCCGGGTGCTGACGCCGACGGCGGTGTATCCGCCTCGGGTCGTGTAAATCGAGCGCCTCGTCGAGCCGCCCCCGCTCCCCTCTTCGGAGGGTGGGCGGGGGCGGCCTTTCGTCGTTCCCGGGGTCAGATCCGGTCGCCGGGGGAGAGCCGGGCGTGCGTCTCCCGCGCCCGCTCGGCCGCCAGGTCCTCCGTGTAGTGCTGGACCATGTCGCGGGTCTTCCACCCCAGGATGTGCTGGACATCGCCGTCGGATGCTCCGGCGGCGAGCAGGTTGTGTGCGGCGGTGCCTCGGAAGCGGTGCGGGTGGACCTCCTCGAGGCCGGCTTCCTGACCACGGCGGCCGAGCATGGCGCGGACGCCCCAGTGGGTGAGGTGGTGGGTACCGCGCCCCTGGATTCCGAGCCACAGCCAAGGGCTGTCGGCCTTGGGGTGGGCGGCGCGGATGCGGAGGTAGCGGTCGATCGCGCTCCGGGCCTTGGCGCCGATCGGTAGCCAGAGCTCGTCGCCGCCCTTGAGCCGGATGCGGATGCGCTTGCCGGGGAGGTCGAGGTCTGCGGTGCGCATGTCGGCGAGGCCCGACACGCGGACGCCGTTGTCCATGAAGATCCGGATGATCGCGGTGTCGCGGCGGTCCTCGAACCCGTTGCCCTTGCAGGCGGCCAGGAGCGCGGCGAGCTGGAGGTCGGTGAGGTAGGTCCTCACCTTCTTCGGCACCTTGGGAGCGTCCCCCTTCTTCACGGGCGATTCCCAGGTGCGCTCGCCCTCCTCGATCAGCCAGTTGAACCAGACGCGAAGGTTCCGGTAGTGGACGGCGGCGGAGGCCGCCGAGGTTCGTTCGCGCTCGGCGGCGAGGAATCGACGGACGTGTGCGGCTTCGACGCCTTCGGCGTCGGTGGGGCAGCCGTTGAGGTCGAGCCAGGTGCGGAACATCTTGGCCGTGTCGATGTAGCTCCTGATCGTCTTGGGGGACTTGGCGGCGGCTTCGAGGCTCATCTGCCAGGAGTCGATCAGCGCGTACAGGGGGGCGCCGCGGGGGACGAGGGGCTTGCGTTTGCTCGCGCGCCGGTTTCCTGCGGGGGTGAAGGGGACGAGGGTTTCGGTCAT